GCGTACGCGGGCTACTTCACGCCGCTGCGTCTCGTGGACAACGGCGTCATCGAGCTCACCGCCACGTAAGTCGGGACACTTGCTAGGGGGAGGGGCCGCACGGGTCCCTCCCCGTCCCGGGGAAGGAGGAGGCATGTCAGAGGACACCGATCGTCTTCGGCTCCAACTCGAGCGCGACCTTGCCATGCGCGAAGCCGCGGGTCAGGAGGATTTGGCCAAGGCGATCAAGGCGCGGCTGAAGGATCTCCCCGCGCCCGAAGCGCCCGCCCAGGCCGAGGAGCCCGACACCGGGAGCGGCAAGTACGAAGACCGAACCGTCGCGCAGCTCAAGGCGCTCGCCGAGTCGAAGGGCCTGCCGACCTCGGGCACGAAGGATGAACTCATCGCAACCCTCAGGGAGAGCTGATGGCAACCACGACATTCCGCCGCGACTACCTGCTCCGACGGGTGCTGAACCCGGGCACGACGGCCACCGACTACCTCGGCAAACTGACCACGGCCACCGTCGACTCGAACGGTCGAGCGCTGGTCGCGATCGACTGGCCCGGCGCGGTTGCGAACGCGCTCAACGACTACGTGGACATCGTCGCCACGAGGATCGTCTACAAGTGCGTGGTCGCCGGCACGTCCGCGGCGGGCACTCCGACCGCTCCGGGGGTAGGAAACACCGTCGTCAGCGGCACGACAACGTGGCTCCAGATGACGAACGGATAGATGGCCGATCCGTTCGCCACCGCTACGGAGTTCTGCGAGTTCACCGGGATAGCCCTCCCGGATGACCTTGCACGCCTCCAATCGCTGCTGGCCAAGGCATCGTCGCTCATGCGTACCCATACCCGACAGACGCTCTCGCGCGTGGTCGACGACGTGGTCACTCGTTATCCCTCGGCGTCGACCTTCCTCAGTCTCCCCCAGCGTCCGGTGACGGCGGTCTCGCAGGTGACGGTCAACGGGGTAGCGACGACGGATTTCTACGTGATCCCGCGAGGGATCCGGTCCGGAACGGTTGCGTCCCCCGGGTCGGCCTGGAGCAGCGGAGCCACCGTGACCTACACCCACGGCTTCGCCGAGACCGACTCGGAGTTCCCCACGCTTCGGACGATCTGCATCGAGTCGGCCGCGCGCGCGTACGCACCGAACGCGTCGGGCTCGCCCGAGGTCCTGGGTCAGATCGCGTTGGAATCGGGAGGATACGCGCCGCTGGTGTTCCTGACCCAGAACGAGAAGGACACGCTGACAACGTTCATGCGGGGGCTGGTCAGATGAATGTCGTCATCGTGGGCCTGCCTGAGACGATGGCGAAGGTCGCCGCCATTCCCATCATCGCCGAGAAGTTCGGCCAGCTCGGCCTCGATCAGGGCAAGGAGCTCGTCGCCGAGACGGCCAAGCATCTCGTCCCCAAACGTACCGGCGCCCTCGCGGCGTCGATCCGGCCCGTCCCCGAAGGCGTCGCCGTCGGGGAACGCTACGCCGGCTTCGTGGAGTTCGGCACTCGATTCATGCCGGCCGAGGCTTACCTCCGCCCGGCGTTGGAAGCGCAAGCACCGCGGGTCTCCGACCTCGTCAGCACCACCGTCCGAACCGCGCTCTACGCACTGTAAGGAGGAAGCATGGCAAAGCTCGCTGCCTACGGCACGCAGCTGAAGAAGGCGGGGACCACGATCGCGGCCGTCTCCAGCCTGTCGGGTCCGAACCTTCAGGCCGGGACCATCGACGTGACCACCCACGACTCGGTCAATGCGACCCGAGAGTTCGTGTCCGGCCTCATCGACGCCGGTGAGATTTCGGCCTCCCTGGTCTTCGACCCGAACGTGGCGACGCACATCGCGCTTTGGAACGACCTCGTGGCTCGAACCTCGGCGTCCTACTCGATCGTCTACCTGTTCACGGGCGGCACCGAGACCGTGACCTTCACGGCCTACGTGACTGGGTTCGGGCCGATCGAGGCTCAGCCCGACGGCGCGATCACCGCCAACATCACGCTGAAGGTCGCCGCCGCGCCGGTGTGGTCGTAATGCCGGAGCGCCAGGTCTCGAAGGTCTCGAAGCCTCCGGAGCCCGTGGAGACCAAGGCGGAGTTCACCGGCATGAAGCCGGTGAGGATGTTCCTCTGTCCGATCTGCGGTCACTCGCGAGAGGACCGCGACGACATGGTCAAGCACATCGCGAACCACGGAGGTGAGGCATGACGAAATCCGCAGCCTACGGATCACGCCTCGCCTTTGGCGACGTGGTCAAGACGGTATCCACGATCACGGCGGCGACGAACCTGCTCGGCGTCACGGCGCACGGCTACATCGCCACACAGCCGGTGATGCTCAAGTCGGGCCTCGCCGGGGGCTCGCCGCTCATCGCAAAGAAGGTCTACTACGTCAAGACGGTCCTGACGAACACGTTCGAGCTCGCGCTGACCTCGGGCGGGGCCACGATCGACATCACGACAGACGGCACGGGCTCGGCGAACTTCATCACGGCGCTGACCGACATCGCGCAGATCAGCTCGCTCTCGGGGCCGAACATGCAGGCGTCCACCATCGACGTGACGACGCATGATTCGGTCAACGCGACGAGGGAGTTCGTCTCCGGCCTGATCGACGCCGGCGAGTTCACCGTTGGCCTGGTCTTCGATCCGAACGTGGTGACCCACCTCGCACTCTGGAACGACCTGGTCGCGAGGACATCGGCATCGTTCGCGCTCCACTTCCCCACGTTGCTGAACATGTCGTGGGGCTTCGAAGGCTACGTGACGGGCTTCGGCCCGATCGAAGCCCAGCCGGACGGCGCGATCACAGCGACCACAACCATCAAGCTGTCGGGTGCGGCGAATGTCACCTGACCTGAGCATGAACGGGGGGATGATGAAGGAGCTGTCGTCAGAAGAGATCCTCGGCACCGAGGATATCCTCGAAGAGCTCGTCGAGGTTCCGGAGTGGAAGGGCACCGTCCGGGTGCGCGGGCTCACGGGCCGGGAGCGGGATGCATACGAGGCGTCCCTCCTCGAGCAGCGCGGACGCAACACGAAGGCGAACCTCCAGAACGCTCGGGCCAAGCTCGTCGTCCTGTCCGTCGTGGACGCTCGAGGCCAGCGGATGTTCACCGAGTCGCAGATCCCGCAGCTCGGTGCCAAGTCCGCCGCCGCGCTAGACCGAATCTGGAAGAAGGCCCGCGACCTCTCCGGGATGTCCGACGAGGACGTCGAGGAGCTGACGCTGGGTTTCGACGACGCCCAGAGCGAGCCTTCTACTTCCGGCTAGCTCTGGCTCTGGGCCGCACCGTCGGCGAACTCCTCGACTCGATCTCCTCCGCCGAGCTGTCGGAGTGGCAGGCCTTCGAGGCGGAGCACGGTCCGGTCTTCGCCCGCCCGGACTGGACGGCTGCGCTGATCACCGCGACGCTCGCCAACATCCACCGCGACCAGAAGAGACACCCCGAGGCGTACGAGTTGGAGGAGTTCCTCCTCGGCGGGGTGGAGAAGGTTGAGCAGACGATCGAGCAGATGGCGGCGATCGCCGAGATGACCGCGGCCGCCCAGGCGGCGTTCGAGCAACGCCAAGCCCTCTAGGAGGCCCGTGGCAACACTCTCTTCGCTGCTGATCATCCTGGGGATGGACACCACCGGCGTGACGGCCGGCGCGGCCAAGGCCGAGGGATCCCTCGCGTCACTGGGAACCGGTGCGCTGAAGTCGATCTCCCCTATCGGTATCGCGGCCGGGGCCGCTGGCGTGGCGATCGGGGCGATGGCGATCGCCGGGACCAAGGCGGCCATCGACTTCGATGCGGCGTTCACTCGGATCGGCGCGATCTCCAACGCCTCGGCCAAGGACATCGAATCCTGGAAGGGGCAGGTCCTCGACCTCGCGGGGGAGACGGCCAAGGCGCCGAAGGAACTCGCCGACGCTCTGTTCTTCCTGTCCTCCGCCGGTCTGGACGTGAAGCAGGTCATGCCCGCCCTCACGGCTTCGGCGAAGGCCGCAGCGTCCGGGCTGGGGGAGACCGCCGACGTGGCAAACATCGTCGCCTCGGCCCTGAACGCCTACTCCGAGTCCGGTCTCGAAGCGGCGGACGTCACGGACACCCTGGTCGCGGCGGTCCGGGAAGGTCGTGCCGAGCCGGAGGAGTTCGCGGGCGCCCTCGGTCGGATCCTGCCCATCGCCTCCGCGATCGGCGTGACGTTCGA